GATTCATAACTTTGGAGCGCGTATAAGATTAGGCATTCCGTTAGTTAGTCGGGATGGAAAAGGATACCTACCGATAGGGACAATCATACACATTCCCCAGAGAGAGTTTATTGGGTTGTCAGAGCGTGCAATCAACAGCGCCGCTAAGTTTATACTTGATGACGCTATTAGACAGTTACGTAAGTAGAGGAGTTTACGGTTATGACGCAATCAATGGGACACCAAGCACGATTCGCGGTTGACGCGGCTACTCCGTTTGACGGTTTAAGTGAGTGGATTGACATAAAGAGCGAAAACCTACAAAAGAAAGCCGTCATTCTTGATACTGATACCGTAATGGGTACGCGGTCGCATATCGAAGAACGTACACGCGCGGGAGTACAGGACATTAGCGGAACTATCAATATGATAGCTTCTCCCGCATTACTGGATAATTGGCTTCCCAGAATACTCGGCGGTGCTGAGTCTGTTGATAGTTTTCCGCTTGCGGAAACACTACCAGAGTTTGCCGCTTTAATAGACCGTGTTGCAGACGTATATCTGTACGAGCATCTAAAAGTCAACAAGGCTACGTTTAGAGGAACTACGGGTAGTAACTTTGTTGAGCTTGACATTGATGTGGTAGGTAAGACGGAAACTAAAGGGCAAACTTGGCCTGCCGCGCTTACTACTGCTGGACTTGATATAGCAGCTAATAATGCTCCGTATGTATTCACTGATGGAGTATTAACACTACAAGCTGGAGCGCGTGAGTTTACTGAATTTGAGCTTGCTATAGATAATAAGCTAAATGTAGACTTCCGTAATAGTGTTACAGCGACAGATATAGACGCTGGAGATAGGGAAGTTACGTTGACAGTAAAGGTTCCAGCTATTTCAGGTAATGCTGATTTGTACGATCAGGCATTAGCTGGTGCTGCTGGAACTCTTGTGTTCACTAATGGAACATATTCCACTACGTTTACGTTTGGGACACTACAGGTTCCTTCTCAATCTCCGGTCATAGAAGGGAAAGGGCCTATACTCCATACTCTTACTATGATTGCTCGCAAGACAGGATCAACTGACGAATTGGTTGTTACTAATGTGACAGCCTAGTAGTGATACTAATAGGAACGGGGAGCAAAAATTATGTCTAGTGCATTCATTGATGATGGGTATACGCTTAAAGCTACGATACTTGGAAACGACCAATACCCTACTGTCACATTCACTTATCGTCCAGCGTTATCACATGAACGATCAGCGCTTAACGAGCGTATGAGTTTTGCTACTGAAAACTCAGAAGTTAAAGCGCTTGAACAGGCACGTACTACGCTATGTCTTGGATTAGCCTCTGCTATAGATACAGACCAACGTACTAAGCTACAGCAACAGATTGCTAGATTATCAGATCAAATAATACAGGTTGCATCATTACACAAGGAAAGGTTGGAAGCGCACTATGAACAGTCTGAACGATTAGCAGCTAAGTTTATGGCGGGACATATCGTAGAGTGGAATCTTGATAGACCGCCAACAGAAGATAATTGTTTCAAACTGCATCCAGAGCTATCGGCTAAGTTGTTTGGCGTATTGTACGCCTATCAGAAAAGCGACAATGCTGAAGATGAAACATTCAACGAAACGGAGACGTTGGGAAACTGATTGACGGGCTGGTTGTGCAACGGAACCATCCCGAAGTAGCTTATCGTAGTTGCAGCGAATGCCGGACATATCAGTACAATGAGAAAGACGGGAAACGAGCAGAATATCCTCCAAACAGCGGCCGTTTCTCTCCCAGAATAGGGCCGGTTCCTTGTGAAACGGCTAAGGGTTGTCCGAAAGGGCATTACAACCATCCTAAAGAATTATCTGAAAGGAATAGGACGTTTATTCAACGATACTACGAATGGAAAGCTGTAGGTGTATTTCCAGATGATGCTATTGTTAGAGCTTTGTCTGGATACATTTATAGGGTTGATGTGCAATCTAACGGCATCATCTAATGTCAGAGACCATACGAGACGCTGTTATAAAGTTGTCGGTTGAATCCGATAAAAAACCCGTAAAAGTACCGGGGTTAGACAAGGTACGTAGTAAAGCTAACGATACGGGTAAAGAATTAGATAAGGTTGCAGACAAGACAGATAAACTGAGAAAGGTCGCGTTAGCTGCTGGAAAGAAAGGGGCAACTTCATTTAATAAGTTTGGTTCGGCATCGTCTAGATTGTTAGTGTCATTACGGTTGCTATCTAATAAGTCTGGATTAACAGAACTATCAGAACAGATTGAGGCAACACAAGAATATGGACAGATAATAACCGTACTAACTGGTACGATTATTAAGGTAGGGAATGCTATACACGCTATGAGCGCTGCACATGCAGCGTCAACAACTGCAACAACAGCACAAACTACGGCTACTGCCGGTGAAGCAGTAGCTGCAACTGCTGCAACAGGAGCAGAGACCGAACTTGCGGCAGCTAATACGGCTGTTGCAGATACCGCAGAAGCCGCAACAGTTGCTGAGACTGGATTAAGCATTGCTACAGGTAACTTGGTAGGTGTAATAGGTGGGGTTGTTGTTCTATTAGCTACTGCTGGATTTGCTACGTTTAAGTATTTTACTAAGGTTAAAAAACAATCGCCTAGTGTCATAAAGGCTATCAATGAGATAACAGCGGCATTTTCACGTATGTTAGCAGCGGTTGACGCACAGAGTGCTAGCTATCAACGCCTTGTAGATATACGCCAGAAATTAGCAACCCTAAAGACTGGTGGGTTTGATCTTAAAGAACAGACACAAGCTATCAATGATAAGCGACTTGCTGTACGTCAAGCTGCAATACTTGCTGGTGCAAATAATACAGCATTGATAGCCGCATCTGGTACTAATACTAGGACTGGAGCATTAGCGTTTGCTAGTAGCCGTAAAGGTCAGGCACTATTAAATGCTTCACCAGCTAATAAGAAAGCTAAACAGTTTTCGGCAGAGCAATTAGGTACGGTACAAAATATAGTATCGGCTTTTCGGACAACTGCAAAGCTACAGGAAAATAGCCGTGATGCGGCATTAGCAATAGCTGACGCGAATCAACGTCAAGTTGACATAAATAAGGATAAGATACAGCAAGCTCAACGAGAAGTAGAATTAGCTAAGAGTAAGTTAGCCGCAGATAAAGAGGCACTACTTACATCCAAACAGCAATTTCTCACAGTCAAACAGCGGTTTGGGGCGCTATCTGCTATAGATAAACTGACTGCAATTCGCATAGCTAAAAAGTCTGCCGCACAACGTACCCAAGCTGAGAATGAGTTTTTAGCGTCAAAGGTAGGGGGAACAGAAGCAACACGTTTACGGAATATAGGTAGAGAAAAAGCCGCAGATAAAGGTGGATTCGGTGCAATAGATGCAAGTCTTCATTTATCTAGGGATAAACAACAACGTGACGCAAAGATACAAGCAGACATAGCAACACAACAAGGTACAATAGCTTCACAAACAGCACTATCTGCTAAATTTACATCATTGAACACTAAGCTAAATGCTAACATAAAAGCGCAACTAGAACAAGCTAAGAAAATGGAAGAAGCCTTAATTACTACAACACGAACGCTTACTAGGTTTAATGATAGATTGGATGAAATGAAGAAACTGAATCAACAAACTACAGAGCCATAGTATGCAGTTCAAATACGGCGGTTATGCTCATTCTGACAATGAAGTATCAGTTGCTTTGCAGCAACGTGCAGAATTTGACGCGCGTATGATCCGTAAGGTATTACGTAAAACCTTACAACTAGAGGGGAAAATACACGGCACTACACAAGCTGACCTAGATGCAAAAATGAAACTGCTTGACGCAGCATATTCAGTTGATAACCGTGATGCAATACTATTATTGGACGATGGTAGTACGCACAGTACGCACAGCTTACCGCTTAGTGGAGCGTATGGCGGTGTTAGAGTGACACAACCGCCTAGTTGGGGGCAGTCAGTAAAGGGAGAATTTACGACGTGGCGAACATACTCAATTACGCTTGAAGCAGATTATCTAACGCTTCAAGAAGAATTATTAGCGTTCCAAGAAACTCTCAGCTTTGAAGGTACTGGCGGACGTAGGGTAGCTTATATTGAAACTGTTGATACCTTCCCAGACAAGCAGCAAGTCAATAGATTCACTGTAGCTAAAATGGTGCAGAGCGGGCAAGCTCTTGGGCTTACACGGTATCCTTCTCCACCTATTCCGATATTTCCGTTAGATGAAGACGAAGATGTAAGAAATATCGTATCTACTGGACCGACTGTTTTACTTGGTGTTGCTAGTGAGTTTGGCATGTCGTGGAAGTATCAATTCCGACGTGCTGGACGTGGATTCAATGCACTACCTAACGTGAGATAATATAATGGCAACGAAACTCTGGGTTGGAAATGCTGTAGCAGTTGCACAGGTAGATGATATAACGCCAGCTAATGTTGAAGTTGGTGATATATTCACAGTCACAATCAATGGCAAGAGTGTATCATATACAGCGGTAGCAGCTACTGTAGCTGACGTAACTGCCGGGCTTGTAGCTGCACTAAATCTTAGTACCATTCAAGAGTTTGCTGAAATAACATGGGCTGACGCTACTACGAAGCTCACAGCGACAGCCGATACTGCTGGTAAGCCTTTTACGCTTACTACGTCTACTACTAATGGTGGAGCGGCTGATACGCAAACATTAACCCGCACAGCAAGTGTAGCAAACGCTGGACCGAATGTCTGGGATACGCCTAATAATTGGGACGGTGGGGTTGTCCCCATAACTGGTGACGATGTAATTATTGGGACAGAGGGTGGTGATATTCTGTACGGGCTTGACCAGTCCGCAGTAACGCTACTAACACTAACAATCTTACAGGGTTTTGCGAACACAATTGGGTTGCCAGAAACTAATGCGGATAGCAGCACAGAGTATCCAGAATATAGAGACACGTATCTGAAGGTTGGGGCAACTGACATAGTAATAGGTACGGGTGCTGGTAATGGATCGTCTCGCATAAAAATCAATACCGGCGCTGTACAGACTACTATGTTAGTCAAGAATAGCGGACAGTCTAGCGACGATGCTGTACCAGCAATTCTATGGAAAGGAACTCACGCAAGTAACGCTGTTAATATCAATCGTGGAGACGTAGGTATTGCTGTATTAGCTGGAGAAACAGCTACAGTAAAGACGTTACGCACAAGTTTCATTTCTAGTATAATTGGTGACGTAACATTACGTTGCGGTAGTGGTACTATGCTTAATGGCGCTGGTTCAATTACAATAATTGCTGGTGGGACTATTAGTATTGAAAGCGATACACTATCTATTTCACAAACTGAGGGAGACCTAACATTAGATGGTAGTAGCGCTCATGCAGAGCTTGATATGGATGGAGGGAACTGTCATTACAACACGGACGGCACACTAACACAAGGTAAGGTAGGTAGTGACGCAGAGCTTGACTGTAGCCAAGATATACGATCTAGGACATTCACAGACTTAGAACTGCATGAAGGTAGCACGTTCAAAGACCCCAATAAGACCGTGACATTCACAAATCCAATACAGCTTCCACGTACAGGAGTCGAGAAGCTAAAAGAGCTAGTGTTAGGGGATCATTACACAATACAGCGTGGGACACTAGCGTAGTATGAAAGCACAGGAACTACGTGAGCATACCTAGTCCACTAATCACATACCCCGGATTATCCGGCATCGTAAGCGGAACATTTAATTTAGCGCAGGGTATACGCCCAAGCCGCGCCAGACTCACTGTTATCCCCCAGAAACGAACGCCTCCCGCTACTGGCGTACTTGTTGTTCGCTCTAACGATATTATTGCGCGCTTTCCTGAATGTCGTGTAGACATGGCAACATTGACGAAACAAGATGGATATGTTGTTAATGTGCCTATTCTAGATCGTCGTTGGAAGTGGAAATATGGTAGTATTCTTGGAGCATATAATATCAGAGATACTAACATTAGGCTTGATACCGCAACTGAAAAAACTCCGCAAGAATTAGCTACTCTCTTACTAAGAGCTATGGGCGAACGTAGGTTTTCAGTTGGTGAATTACCTAATAAGTCAAGGCCTACTAAGCGGTGGATATATGCTAATCCCGCGCAAGAGCTAGATATACTATGTCGTGAACTAGGTTGTGTAGTATCTCTTGGGCTAGACAACGTAGTACGGATACATAAGGTAGGTGTAGGTAGGGTTCCACCTAAAGGCAAAACAGTTACAGTTAGTTACTCAATCAATCCAGCCGATATACCAGACAGTATAGGATATGTCGGTGGAAAAACTGAGTATCAAATACGTTGGGATACCGAGGCTGTAGGGATAGATACAGACGGTAGTGTAAAGTTATTAGATGATTTATCATATACACCTAGTAGTGGTTGGTCATCTGAGTTTCCTATGACATTTCCTAATGTTCTAGACCAATTCGGTGAGAAAGAGCATAGTTTAGCTACTAAGTCTGTCTGGAAAATGTACCGCATTACTAAACCGGTATCTCAGACTAAGCCATTCAATCATAGTAGGCTATTAGTATTACCGATTACCGATAGACTAATAGAAACTAAATACAATAGTACAACAGGGAAGTATGACCCTATCCCTGCAATCATACGCGGGAAATACTGGAAGGGGTATAATACTCCGTATGCCGCAACAAAGAATACAGATAAGAATACTGAGATAGACGTAGACCATAGTATAGATACTAGCACTGGCATAATCACATTCACCGATCCAGTAATAAAGTTGGGCGATAATAACGATATAGCGTCTGCTGATATAACGCTTGAAATGGCGTATAACGCTAAAGGTACAGTCACCAAACCAACAAACATATTCGACCGGGCAACCTACGAACAAAGAGTTTCCCCCAGACCATCCGGTACTGGACCTATGGTAGTGCGTGAAGAATCTGTTCTACGCACACTACAAGCTAGCGGATATGGAAGTGACGGAATACCTACTAACGTGAAAGACAATAGTAAGCAGTTTGTTCAACTAGCCCGTGAATTTGTTCAAGCTAAATTAGCACAATTTAGACAGGTAGATAGCTTCACTACTACCTATGCTGGATTCAAGGCTGTCAATCTAAGTGGTGCAATCACTCAAATAGCTTGGTCATTTGGCAGACAAGGCGGCACAACAAAGGTAGGCTACAACAATGAATTCTTAAACACTGAACTACGCCGTCCGGCTAAACAGCTATTATCACTACAGCGCTCCACAACAGAAAAGCTACATGCAATAGCTAACCAACAGGAATAGGCTATGACTACTCCCAGAAGTCTACACTATGGCGGTAGATGGGTACGCGTAAAGAATGTTTCTGGTGAGGATATTCCGCCGTATAGTGTAGTCGAGATTACTGGTGCATCTAGCGATGATGGTATTCTCAATGCCGATAAACCATCATCTTCTGGGGATGATTATAGACACGGATTGAGTGGTCCGGCTACGATTAAATCAGGCGATCATGGGGATGTAACGTTCGACCTTCCCGCTTGGGCTTCCTTTGATTCGTCTGATGGAACTCCGGCTAATGGAGATTTATGGGGAGCTAAGAGCGGTAGTTGGAAACTCGGTAATACTGGCGACAGTAATTTTCCAGTATTAGGGAGTGTCGATACCACTAATGAAGTGATGTTGGTAGGGAGCTATTGGTCGGCTGGAAAGCCTGATGTTGAGTTGTTTGTCTCCGACTCTGATAGAGCTTACCCAGATTTTGCTGGTTCTGTACTATCTGGAAATTTCTACAATCTAAATTTACAGTGGGATAGGGCAGGTGATGCTAGACTTCCATTAGTCGGATTGCATGGAGCAATAATTAGCCGCGATACTCCGGTTACTACTCACGATCCATTAGACTCTCCCTTTGCCTACTATACAGTGAAAAGTGCATACTGGACTCAGCCAATTATACTTGTTGGTACTACAATTTTGTACTTAGTAAGTAAAAGTACCGGATACGGAGCATACGAATGGTGGATAGGTACATATGATAGTTCATTTCCGGGCTTACTCTTTACTAAGTACAAGAAGTTACCTAACGTTTTTGATAAAATTCTTGAAGGAAGTTCTGGATTAGCGTCACCTACGACAATAGATGATAGAGCAATACTATGGTGGACTGAGGACGCTGGATGGATAGGAATGCAGGTAGGGTATACTGGTGATAAAACAGTAATTACTAACGTGTCGGTAAATCCAGACGGCACAGTAGCATCAGTTACTACAGAGACATGGACATATAATAAAGGGATATTACTCCCATAATGAGCCACGACAGACAAACGACTACGTTTACAAAGCACGGTCCTGTTACGGTATACCATGATAGAGGATATACAGAGGGGCCGGAAATTCTTACGCTACGGCAGCGGGTGTCAGAGACTCTTTCACGTTTCTGGCATAGGTTGGTAGGACAGAGACCGAAGCCTGTTGTGTCTGTGGCGATTCTCATAGTAGCGCGTAACAATGGCCGCTATTTGAGCGAAGCTATTGAATCCGCATTACGCCAGACTGTTAGCTGTGAGATAGTATATTATGATGATGCGTCTACAGATAACTCTGTAGCAATAGCTGAGCAGTACATAGATAGAGGGGTATCTGTATTACGTACTAAGGTTAATCTGGGAGTGTGCGAAGCTAGAAATCGTGCTCTTACTGCTGTGCATACAGACTACGTGGTTTATCTTGACGGCGACGATAGACTCTCCAATAACTACGTAGAGAAGCATCTATCGGTTATGTCTACTGGTGTGCCGTTTGTATATGGGAAAGCTCAACGATTCGGCACAGAAACAACAAAACTGTCCCCTCCTAAAATCTTTTCGCCTACACTATGGCACGGTAACTACATCGTAGTATCTGCCTTGATTCGGAGAGAACTATTATTAGCTGTAGGGGGTTGGGTACATACCGATGGAACGGTACATGAAGACTGGCATTTATTTCTACGCCTGAGTAGGTTAGGTACTCCCCAATATAGCGGTGCAGTTTTACACTACCGAAAACATGAAACACAACGTACACAGACAAGCACAACAGAACACCTATCGGCCATTCGGCAAAGTCTAGCTAGGATAGTAGTAGGTATAGTCTATTCTGGAAGACTACCGATAGATGTATGCCTATCTCCGTTAGCTGAGTCTATTCCCAGAAACCGCGTAGCGGTTGTGGTATTAAACGCTAGTGGTCAATCGTTGCAGTTATCAGACTATGGCGTATTTCAATCGGTTAAGATTGTACCGTGGAAGGTGTGTGGGAAACTTAATAGAGAGATTTCTGAGTTTTTAGCTGACGCATATACCTATATCATTACGCATACTACACAAGAAATTATTTGGTTTGTTGAAGACGACATAGTATTGTCCAAAGAGAATTGGAATGATATGTATGCGTCTATTACGAGTAATGACATACATGCTACAGGTCTGCAATATGTTAATCGTGGCCTACCGACTGAGCTAGTTGGGGATGGTAAACATATTGGTACAGGTTGTTTTATGATGTGGCGATATGCAGCGCCTGTATGTATAGAATGTAAGGGTGACGATTACTATGCACACGACTGGTGGCTATGTGATTATCTTGCAAGTACTGGTAGGCCGGTTAAAATACTTGATACTATATGTGGACACGCAAAGACAGCAACGCACATACTTAGGCATACCGGGCTTCCCATAAAGCGCTGTACTATGGTGACACAAGCAATAGCCGATGGAGGAGGCCCACGTATTACTATGGAACTAGTTATGCGCTCAACGCATGATTGGGTTGTGTTTCTAGCATCTGGTACAACTGGACAACGGGTTGATCTAATAGAGGAGTTAGAACATAGTGGAGTTGAAGTAGTATGCTATGGGGATATAAGACTTCCACATACTACACATTTTCAATCTAAGCGTGAAGCTATTAACTATGTTACGGCTGGTAGAGATACATTAGTAGGTTGGGGACCACCAGTTAGAGACCATGATATATTAACTGGATTTTCTGGAAGAACTATTGCAGTAGCACATGGTAGTTGTGAGCATACTCGGAAGTTAATGCAGTCCGCGCTGGCGTCTGGGTATCGGGAATTCATCGGTGTCTCGGACCCGGCTACGGCAGTTTGCCCGAATGATCGATTGGTACTTACTATTAGGAACGGGGTAACTGCTGATAGACTTGCAGTCACATCGCTAATATCACGGCAGTCTAGCAAAGTTGCTGCGTATATAGGTAGGCGTACACCAGACAAGAATCCGTTAGTCATAGCTGATGCCGTGGATTATCTACCGAAAGAATGGTCGATTTTAATGGCCGGTGACGGTCTACTACTTCCAGTTAATCGTCAACGGGTTCGATTATGTCCTGATAGAGTAGACGTAGGTAATGTATACGCATCAGTGGATGTAGTGGTGATGGCGTCTCCGAGTGAGGGATGTTCTCTGACTGTGCTAGAAGCGTGGTATCTGGGAATTCCAGTGGTATCCACGAGAGTGGGTATAATACCAGAGTTAGAAGCTATACTAGGTCCAATGGTGTTTCCGTTGCCACAAAATCCTACTCCCAGACAAATAGCTAAAACAATACAGGAAGCGCATACAGGAGACGTGACTGAAAGAGCTAAGAACTGGACTAGGCAGTATGGTATGGTAGACCGGATGATTCAAGAATGGGACGGTTACCTATCATGGGAGGGTAGGGCAGTTGTGCAATACTGTCATAGTGGCATGTCAGATTGGCAGAGTATGCCAGATTGACAGTTAGTAGGTTAATAAGCTAATAAGCGTAAGTCCTTGTGAGATAGGGACTTACGCTTTTTTCATGGTTTGGCATGGTAGTTGCAACCTATTAAGGCGGCAAGCAAGGAAGTCTGCTGAGAATGAAACACGCTGATAGTTGTCCGATGCTTTGGTAAGGTCCAAAGTGGCTAACATCCTGCCGGACAATTATCGGGATGTTTCACGAGAAGAGGAAGGAACAAAGAAAATGAGAGAATATGGAATCTTTGACGACAGCGGCCTGCTGGAAGGTGATTTCGGTTCGCGAGAAGACGCAATGAGCGCACTGAACAACAGATATGCGGACGACGGCGCACACGTCGGCATCGTCTGCCCCGAACATGAAGAACAGGAACAGGATTTCTGCGAAGAATGCGGTGCCTGAGAGGTGTGGGACTGACCGGATTGTCGGGCCGCAACGAGCGGCCCGGCTACCTTGCCAGTCGGCAGGACCGGCCCGGCGAATTCCGGGCAAAAAGAGAAAGGTAGGTGACTGATGAACGCTGTTGCAACTAATGCAGGTGTCTTGGGGTACTTGATCAGTACGCGATTTGGGACCAATTTTACGTTGGCGCGTGACTGGTCCCCGGCGTATGGTCGATCAATGGAACAGGACGGAGTTACGGTTACGTCTGTTCCCGATTCCCCAGAATGGCGTAGGCTTATAGCTGAACGCTGGCCGCAGCTTGCTGATGAACTGTTGTAGGAATCTCCGACGACGGCCGCTACTATGGTAGCGGCCAGATTCGGATGTTCTATCCGAGAAAGGTAGGTAGGCTAGTTGTGGTTGCCGTGCTGGAAAAGTAAGCGGGATAATTCCTTGATAAACGAACTCATGTAGCGACTTGATTGCGGCTGTTGCTGTGGTCTTGCGTGGGAGTTGTCAGAGGATTCCAGACCCGTCACGACGACTACTATTACCAGAACAGGGGAGAAAGAAATGAAAAATGCAAGTTACCGCAAACACAATGACCGCACAGATAATTCCAGTACTTACCATAAAAAGGACGGTACAAACATCCGTGCGATCCTGAAACGTGAAGCTGAGGAAGAAATGAAAAACGCCATGACTACTACAACTACGACTGTACCGCGCTATGTGGTGCTGACAGCGGCAGCGCATATGCCCAATAGCTGTTGGGGCAGGTACGGGAAAGTTGCCGTAGTTGAAACAGACGGTAAAGGTATGCCGTGTCGAATCGACGAGCGTTTGAATTGTGTCAAGCGAATCGTAGAAATATGGGACCGCCAGAATATAGGCATAACTGACCGATGTGCCTTTGCGCGGGCAAAGCGCGAAGCTGAAGAATTGGCAAACCGTCTGAATGCTCTAGCTGAAACTGAAGGTGGTGACTAATGCAGCGCAAGCGAAAACGTCGAAAGGCACACTACACTGAGATTGACCATTACCAAGTGTCTCCCAGAGTATCTATTAGACCGGGAGACGTAGTACGGTTCGGCGGTCGGGGAGCTACCTATCAGGGTAGTCGATTGCCGATATGCGGAAAATTCTCCGTATTGCGTGTATTGCAGACGCGCGGTGGCAAGGTGTTTCTTGATGTGTTCGGCCTTGACAAGACAGGCGGGTTTCATACGGTTTACGTGGATGGTAAGCCGTACTCACGGAACTGCATCAGGTGGTATCCGTACAAAGTGAAGAAAGTGAGGGAGACATGACAGAGCGTAAAGTAGTAATGATCGACAAACAAGATGGTGCAGAGTATATTGTCCCATTTTCTGAGGCGGCAATGAAACTGCACTATGCAACCGGTAGGTCTGTAGCTGATATAACTGTAGACCTTGAAAATTTTGAACCATTGGAAACATGCTTTGCATGGTATGAACTGAAAAAGGAAGGTGAAAAATGACCCGCAAACATTTTGAAACGATAGCAAGAGCGTTGTTCCTAGCTTCTCCAGATGCGGATAACGAGCCTGTAGCTAGGTTATCATGGTGTTCACTTTGCTCTACGTTAGCTATAGTGTTCGGACAGATAAACAGCCGATTTAATCGGGTACGATTCTTTACTACATGTGGGTTTACCCCGCAGGAAGTAGAAAGGTGGCATGATGTACTTAACTGATGACACAAAGGCATACTACACTAGTGATGGGAGTCAATATACCACTAGGGGGTTGTTTCTGATGCTAGTACAACCGGAAGGTATTCAAGGTAGTTCAGCGCCTATTAAGGCTGTGGTTCGTAAGGTAGCGCTACGCCAGTTAGGTCACTGGATGATGGGAAAGGCGCGCATATATGGCCACAATTTCACAGTATCCGGGGCATACGGTGGGGACGGTCTGACAATGGATGTTCCGCAGGAAGTCTATGACCGTCTACAGGTTGAGTTACCGGATTCGCTGGTAGAAGCGTGGAACAAGGGGGGCGGTTGGAATAGTGCTGGATCAGAAGCGCCAATGATTCGAGAGTGGGCGCTGGAGAATCTGGACCGTCTGAGAAAATAACTCTTGACAACTTGACCGCTACCGGTACAATCGTTTCCGGTAGTGGTAGTGATAAAAGGTGGGACGAAATGACCAAGCGACCATTGACCCTTACAATCGATACAGCGCCGAAATGTCAAATCTATATCGGCGATTGCCGTAGTATCATGCCGCATCTACGAGAGCAACGATTCGATTGTATCTTTGCCGATCCACCATTCAATCTTCGAGAGCCGTATAGTCAGTGGAAAAATAGTTTGTCGGCAACTGACTACCGCACTATGACTAAAGAATGGTTGTCAGAATGTGTGCGACTTCTATCTCCTACGGGTTCATTCTGGGTGAATTGCCCTAATGAAATAGCCGCTAGAATCGTAGTGCATCTGGAAGATAAGCATAAACTTATCCTAGCTGACTGGTGCATCTGGCATTACCGATTCGGGCAATGGACAGGTAAGGGATTTATCCGGTCTCACACTAACGCTCTACATTTTGTCAAGAGCCGTAAACTTGCTATTTGGAATCCTACCGATGTACTAGTTCAATCTGACCGTGCGACTAAATACAACGATGCACGGACCAAGACTACACGCCAACCGGGGAAGTGTGTACCGCTTGACGTATGGGGAGTAGAATCTGACGGTCCGTATTGGGGTAGGGTACAGGGTAACAATGCTGAACGAAGACCCTTGCATCCGAAGCAACTCCCAGAAAAGTACATCGAACGTGCAATACGTGCAAGTACCAGACCAGATAGTGTAGTGTTTACGCCGTTTGTTGGGAGTGGTACAGAGCTAACCGTTGCGCGGGCGTTGGGACTGAGAAGTGTAGGAATCGAAATTGGTGAACGTGAAGCACGGTCTGCTCTTGATCGTATCAAGAATGGGGCTGTGCGAATCAAAGAAAGGTAGGTGAGACATGGCTATCGTGGAAGACTACGATGTACAACTGTTTGGTGGACTGTTTACTGAAAGTCAGTTGATAGAGTCATTGCCGCATGGTAGTGGTATTGATTGTAAGTGGACAGTTGAAGTTGCCAAGAATGGTAGTGTGGTAGCTTATAATAGCTTTCACGTGATGAATGATGTGGGATTCTATGTAGGCTACCAAGATTTCAAGGTTAAGTTGTTTGGTCGCAAGACTGATAACATTCATTATCTACGGGATGGACGCATTCAAATTCTTAGCCATAAAGGGGACATTGAAGTAGTCGTACAGTCTGTAGGTGGTTGGCGCAGGGATCGTGCCGCTTACGATTTGAGGGAGTATATTTGGGATACTGTTCTGTGGTCGTTGCTGGATGGTGTCTTGAAAGATCAACAGAGAAAGTCTGTCATAGTGACAGCGGAAGAATACGCTAGTATGCCACATTGACAGGTAGGCATATTGCAGCAATCAACGTAAGTGTAGCTAGTATAATAGATTGTGTGGTTATGGGAGTTTGGCGCGGTATTAGCTACATCGTCAACTTGAAAGGGGGAGAGAATGAGTAGTAAACGACGGAAAAAACGGGAGAACGTGTTGTGGCCATATGCCGCAGAATGTGAATCTGGGGTATTTCGAGTCTTGCAAGCGTATTCGCCAAAGCATATAGTTCAGCGATTGCGAGACGAATACCAAGATAGGGCAGTTACAATCAACAAGGTTAACGAAAGGTAGGTGTTACAATGGCGCATGAATTAACGATTCGAGAAAACGGGCTGGTTGAAGCGATGTACGCGCAAAAACCAGCATGGCATGGATTGGGAGTAGTGTTAGAAGATGCTCCTGATAGTGAAACCGCAATGCGCGAAGCTCACTTAGATACGCTGGTTGAAACGCAACCGATCTATCTGTCTGACGGGCAGGAACTGCCAGATAACAAGGCAGTTGTCAGACTGGTTGAGGGAGAAGACCCTTACCCGCTTGGGGTGGTCGGCAATCGGTATGAATGCTATCAGAATGCAGAAGCCTTTCAATTTCTGGATTCGCTCTTGATGGATGGCGTCATGCGCTACGAAGCGGCGTTTTCGCTTCGCGGTGGTCGAAATGTCTGTCTGCTTGCACGTCTGCCGAGTATCGACTACGTGACGGACAGTGACCCGTTGTTGCGGTATCTGTTGCTGCACACATCGCACGATGGTAGTTCGGCCATTCAGGTACAGGCTACTAGCGTGAGGGTTGTGTGTGCGAATACTCTTTCGCTCGCACTACGTGAGAAGTGTGACCGGTTCAGTGTGCGACATACTGCTAATGCAAAGCGCAATCTTGATGTGGTGCGCGAAGCGATTTCACAGTACGATACGCAATTCACGCTGCACACTGACAACTGCCGAAAGTTGTTGGCTACGGCAGCCTCAAAGGAACAGAGTAACGAATACATGAATACTCTGTTCCCAGAAGATGCTGACGCTACTACGCGACAGCAAAACAGTAGAATTCGTAAGTTTGGCGCTTTGCGCGCTGGATACCGAAGAACAATACAGGACAATCCCGAAGCGAAGGGTACGTTCTGGGGGCTGTATAATGGTGTCTCTTGGGCTGTGGACCATTCTGACGAATTCTCGCGGTATCGTGGGACTGAACGGCAACGAAAGGAACGTCGTTTTTCGAGTCTGATTGAGGGAACTGGTAGCAAGCTGAAACACGAAGCGTTTGAATTAGCGCTTGCATCAGCGTGCTAGGTAACTAACTGTAGCTAGTGTGGCATGGAGGCCACACATTGCTACACACACACAGGAAAGGTAGGTGTCACTATGGTAGAACTGAAAGAAATTCAAGACCATGTAACCCAGAAGTCTTATCGGTGTCGGAGGTGTGGTAGGCTACACGTCATGGGTTCAAACAGTTACGGAGACTTGCCGATTTCGCCGTGCTGTGGTGCGATTGCTCAGTGTATGGACCCGCCGCCAGAGGGATATACCAAGCCGAAACTTCCTACGGCTGGTATTGCGATACTGGATAAGTCTACCGGAGAGTTGCATATTGTGCCGCATGACGGTGCTACTGAAATGATAGCGGACATGGTACGGTTGTTCGGTGAATTGCTGCACAACGGTAACAACGATAGTGATGAATCTGAAGAATCTGACACTGACGACTTGACAGAAAGTGAGTGAGTGAATAGACTCACATATCGACCGAATGGTTCGGTTGATGGTTTAGTGGTCCTAGAGTGAAAGGAACGGGATCATGGGTACGGTACTGAAGAGTTTCAACTTCCCTGAACGAAGCTGGAACAGAACGGGACACGATTGGGATTCTATTGGAGACGGCAGAATCCACAAACTCGAACAAGGGGTTGACTATCATGGTCAATCCAAGAATTTTGCAAACTTGTGTCGAAGCAAGGCTGTACAACTCGGCACGACAGCACAAACCGCCATCGTTGAAAAGGATGGTCGGGAATTTGTCGTTGTCAAGTTTGCCGTTGTTGAGTCTGAACAGTCTGGCAAGGGCAAAGGCAAGGGCAAAGGCAAAGGCAAAGGCAAGGGCAAAGCTGAGCCTCCTGAGCCGCCGTCTGACGACGATGACGACGATGATGACGACGACGATTTGTTTGACGACGACGACGATTTCTAGACAACTGTTGTTAATTGCGTAACTTTAATAGCGCGATTAACAGCAAACGGACCCGGTTGGAGAGTAATTCTCTGACCGGGTTTTTTTTCAACCCTTGACCCAGATTCGACAGCCGCTATAATGATCGACGCCGTAAACGAACCGCAAAGGAAACGCGGAGGCAAAATACGTGAGAGACGACAAGGTAGGCATTCCACAATATCGCCGAGTCACTGATTATCAGCGGGCATTTCTGGCCGAAGCCGACAATTACGAGCGTGTATTCCTGCAATGGGATATGCGACTCGGAAAAACGCTCACTACTCTCAGGTGGTTCGAGCGAGCTTCCTGCAAGAGATTTCTGGTGGTCGGCCCGGCCGCAGTCTTGCATGATTGGCAGCAAGAGGCCAGTGCAGAGAACATCCCTAGCGCTATCGTGACTAGAGAAGTCACAGATGCCTATACGCTATCACTAGCGTCTATCCCTAAAGGTGTCACTCTAGTTAGTTATGCTAGACTGTTACGCTACCCAGAAATACTTGCTAATTATTGGGATGGCATTGCCCTAGATGAATCAACTAGAATTCGCAATCCCAAAGCGAAAGCTAGCAGGCTATTAGTTTTACGTACAACACACATCCCTAGACGCATCTGCTTATCCGGTTGTCCAGCGCCGGAGTCTTCTCTTGATCTTATCCAGCAATACTTGTTCTTGTGTTGTGGTACTGTCTTAGACTGTGCGAACTATTGGCAATTTGTGAATCACTATTGCCGTCAAGTCTCACAGTATGAGTACATAATGCCGCAAGCTATTCTATCGTGTCTACAGGCTATTCCTGATGTGCTAGTGTCTACTAAGACCAAGAGACAATTAGGGTTAGCTAGTCCAGTTACATACCAGACGCGGTACGTGGATGTTCCAGCTAATACGATGAAATCTTATCGAAGCGCCGTGAAAGATTATGCTCTCAGCGATAGGGAGACAAAGTATAGATTTGTAGTTGATACATGGTTATCACAGTTAGCTGGTAGTGACCATAAAGATAAAGAGCTAATAAACCTATTGACCCAAGAACTATGTCACCAGCCTGTAGTAGTTTGGTTCCGATACAATGACGAACTTCTCCGAATCAAGAAAAAACTAGATGCTCATGGACTACAAGCACTAACTATCTATGGCAATGTCTCACATAATGACCGGGCAAAGCGTATAACAGATTTTCAGAAAGGCAATGCCCGTATCTTGTTGGTGCAGATAGCTTGTGGAAAATTTGGATTAGACTTTTCAGCGGCCGATACGATGATCTACTTTTCTCATACCTACGAGTATGAAGCACACGCACAGTCACTAGAACGAGTACAACACATAGCTAATAAACGCAATGTTCTAGTTATAGACTTAGTATCTGCTGGAACTATCGACGAAAAAATTAGACGTGTTCTACGTGAAAAAGACGGTGCTGCTAAGTCAATCATGCAGCGTAGTTTTAAGGCTGAACTAGACAGGGAAGCACAGAAATGGCTAAGTCAAAAGGGGTAGAGATAGTTACAATAGACCCCGGCACTAAAACAACTGGCGTAGCTTTCTGGGATAGGGAAACATGGAAAGACTTGGTGCCGCCTACTGACGTGTTTGCTATAGCGGCATCGTCTGCGAATAACTGGTATACGCGCATGGCTGGAATTATTGATGCTCTTGACGGCCTGTTTGCGGAGCGTACAGTATTACGAGCATACATTGAGTTACCTACGTTTATGCAGTCACACAAAGGACAAACAGCGGCAAAGTCTGGTAGCTTGGTCAAATTGTCGGCCATGTTTGGCGCGGTCTACATGAGTTGTCACAATATAGCAGCTAAGGTAAAACCAGTCCGAATTGTGGACTGGAAGGGGCAGCTACCGAAAAATGTAACGGAGCGTAGGATACGGAAACGGTTAGGCAATCTGGAACATGAGGGCGGTATTGGGGTGTCAGTTCCATCCGATTGTTGGGACGCTGTAGGAATTGGTTTGTGGGCAAAAGGGCATTTCTAATGAGCGTTGAATACTACCCTGTAATTATTGATGAAGTTATCAAACTAACTAACTTAGCTGTGCTGGTAGACATAAATGGCGAGGAAGTTTGGATTCCTAAGAGTGTCATTGACGGCAACGTAGGCGTATATAGTACCGAGATATACGTCGCTGAATGGTTCCTTGATAGAAAAGGGATTGACTACTAAGTAGAGAAAGGTGGTAGGATTATGTCACACTACAGAACAGAACCGTGGGATTTTGTAAAGCACGGAGTTAGTCCTAGCTTTGTCAGTCAATTTTTGCGCTGCAAGTATACCACATATCTAAAGTACGTTGAGGGCTGGAAGTCAAATCGAACATCGGAACCGCTACAATTTGGTAGCGCAGTTCATTACGTTTTCGAGCGGGCATACAAACACAAGACTGTACCTAGTAACAAGAAAATAGCTAAATGGCTTGCTAAGTATGAAAAAGCACATAGCGACGTGTTTAGTAATGAGCGGTATCAGGTCGCACTAGGCACAGCTAATGTAGTGCTCCAAGAATACTTTCGATATTACGCTAATGATTTCTCCCAGATGCAGGATGGTTCTTTAGTCTGGGAGGCAACGGAGCATAGGTTTGAATTGCCGGTCAATCTTGGAGCGCGTGATGGTCGAACAGTTAAACTAAACGGCATCGTAGACGGTATCTATCGGCATACAGATGGTAGATGGATACTGGATACTAAGTGTAAGGGCAGAGTGAATCCGGGCGAGATTTTCGACGGTTTCCCTATGTCATTCCAATTCAACGCTTATATGTACTATCTGTATAAACGCTACAATGAAGTACCTACGGGGGTGGTATGTAACGTAGTGCGAATTCCCCAGATAAAGCAGGGTAAGCAATCAACTAGGGCTTATATGCAACGTGTGAAGGAAGACGTAGCTAAGAGGCCAGACTTCTACTTTATGCGCCCGTCTTACCGGATTACTAAGGACGAACTAAAGTATTGGGTAAAACGCCAGTTACGCCCAATACTAATAGATATTGCAGATTGGGTGAATAATGACTACCAGCCACGATACGCTAACGAAACTGGTCTGATGGTCGGATATAGACAGAGCGATTATTTTGATGCGGTCTGTCAAGGCGACTTCACAACCTTAGTAAAGAAAGGTAAGTAGGATGAAAGCTACACATGACACACACGGAATGCTATATAGTAACCGTAGAGACAGCAAACGCGAGATTCGACGAATTCGTAATTATGTACATCCCAGACTAAAGAAATATGAGCGCGACGTAATATCTGGGAGAGTACCCTGCCCCTATCGTATTACGTTTATGCGTGCTAACGGTGATGTGATAACAACCAAGCCGATTAGGTTAACAGAGACAGGGAAGCCGAAGAATAAACAACTATTTGGAGCTATTTAATGCTTGTACTCGCATTGAAAGCGGAGCAAGGAATTAAGGTTGATGGACCCGCAACTGTGCGTGTCTTGTCAGTCGGTAAGGCACGTACTCTTATCGGCATAGAAGCAGATAAATGTGTGTCTATTAAGAGGGTATTTGACGATGGCAAAACACAAGAACGAAAAGACAAAAGCAGTAGTAAAGTTGCCGCAACAGAAGACAGAACTGGTTGACGAATTTCACAGGTTTGTCACATTGATTTTCGGCGAGAAGAAAATTGGCAAGAGCAGTCTATGCTCACACTTTGAAGATGCTTTATTCTTACCTACAGAGGAGGGGACCAAGAGTCTTAGTGTTTACCAGCCGCAACAAGACGATGGTACTCCGATGCTATTAGATTCATGGGATAGCTTCGCTACTTGGGTAACGGCGTTTGTCAAATCTAAGAGATTTCCTACAGCTGTGGTTGATACAGTCGATGGCGCTTACGATCTATGTTACGACCATTGTTGTAATGAGTTAGGTATAGAATCCCCAAGTGAGTTAGGTTGGGGGCAAGGTTGGGATGTTATCTATCGCGAGTTCAAACGAGTCTTTCGTAAGCTATTCACTTGTCGGAAAGGTGTAGTATTGTTGTCGCATTGTAAAAGTAAAGAGCTTGAACGATGGGACAGTGATGATACTATAGATCAACTACAGTGTACAATAACCGGCAAGTGCGGCAAGTATGTGACAGGCGCGGCGGATATTTGGGCATACTATGGATACGCTGGTAATAGCCGACGCTTGTATTTACGCGGTTCCCAGAGATTAGACGCTGGAACACGACTCACTGAACATTTCCTACAGCCTGATGGTACGCCGCTTGAATTTGTACCTATGGGTAAGTCGAGTGAGGAAGGGTATCGTAATTTAATGGCGGCGTTCGACAATAAGTTATGGCTAAAGAAACGAAAGGGGGGCAAAGGCAGGAAGCGTAAGTGAGTGAGTGAGTAAAGAACTTCAATCTCCATTAACTAAGGAACAAGGCAATGGGTAAGAAAAACAAGAAAAACAAGAAAAACAAAAAGCGCAATCAGCAACAGGCTATTACGTTGTCGCCAGAGTTGCAGGCGTTTGTCAATCAATCAACTAAACAGTTTCGTAAGGGTAAGAAACAGGCTGAGGCAGAGGGCAATAGCTTTAAGAATCTGCCGGACGGAGTTTATATTGCGTCCATTACTGACTGTGAAGTTAGTCAATCTCAGTCTAGTGGACGATGGCAGCTTAAGGTTGAGTGGACCGTATTGGAAGATGACCAACAAGGAAAGACCACGTTTCAATTCTTTGGTCTGGAATCGTCGGATCAAATCAAGTTCTTGAATTGGTGGCTTGCACGATTCGACATTGATGCGGCCGAAGATGCGGGCGACTTGGTTGTTAAGGCGGCTGAGATACTCTTACGGCATCCGAAATGTCGTATTCAACTGCGAACGCGCGGTGAGTATCAGAATTGTCGCGTGAAGAAATTTCTGGAAGACTTGGGTGAGTCTGTGCCGTCTGGGAAGGGAAAGAGTAAAGATACGGAAACAGACACGGACGACGATAATAGCAATGATGACGACGACGTGACTATTGAAGGTGATGATGAACACGTCTTAATCGCAAAGGGTGATTCGGTCAAAGTGAAATATGGGAAGGGACGGCCGAAGAAAGCGACTGTCTTAAAGGTTAATCCGAAGAAACACAAGGCTAAAGTCTTGTTGACAGCTTCAGAGGAAACCGTTGTAGTTGCGCTGAGCGCTGTTGTTTAGTGGTAGTTTATGGGGACATCAGGCCGTACATAGATGCGGCTTGGTGTCCCCTTTTCGTTGTCAGGTAATAGGGAGACATTCAGATGAAGAAAGTCGTTAGTAATAGTAATGAAATAGTATCACAGGCTACTATAACTATTACAGAAACAGAGGAGTACATACATTGTACAACATTTGGTGTAGGCGATGCTCTAAGAATAGCTAAAGTATTAGATAGTATATTTGAGAAGGTGTCTAAACAAAGGAAAACTAACGCCACAAAATGTAAGCAATGTATGGTAATTTATAGCATTAAAACAAACAGGGAGACATTCAGATGAAGGTAGTTAGGAATAATAATAAGTATGACGACGGCGTAGTGTCACAAGCCACCATAATCATTACAGAGACCGAAGGGTATATACGTTGTGCAGCTTTCGGTGAAGGTAATGCTCTGAAAATAGTTAAGGCACTAGACAGTATATTTGACGGTCTATGTATTCCAGAAAGGAAGGAATCTGATGAAGTCTAGGCAGCGTATAGTAGCTGTTGATACTGAAACAACAGGACTACACGTCATGCAGGGGGACCGGCCTTTCGCGGTGGGTATGTTGTGGGATGATGGAACAGAAGAATACTATGATTGGCCGGTTGACCCATATACGCGCAAAGTATCAATTAGCACGGCAGCATATAAGCGTGTCAAGAAAGTGATGGAAGACAAAAACACAATCAAGGTATTCCATAACGCTAATTTTGACCTGTTGATGCTACTATCAGGGTTTGGTATTGGCTTCCGTGGAAAGATAGAGTGTAGCTTAATCAAAGCTCAGGTTGTGTTGTCTGGGAGACAGTCATACAAACTAAAGGCGCTAGCACATGATCTACTTGGTATACATAATGTAGATGAAAGGGAACTGAAAGACGCTGTAAAGTCTTTGCGTAGAAATCGAAAGATTGCTAATACCTATTCATTAGGTAGTACCGTAGAGGAAGATTATTGGTTGCCTAAACATGAGGATAACGCTAATACTTTATGCCGCAAGTATTGTCTACTTGATGTGAAGCGAACGCTATTACTGAATGCACTACTTGACAATTTAATAAAGGGTAAGAAAAACAAGGGGATACGAAAGGTATATAGGCGTGAAATGAAGCTGCTTAAAGTATGTCTCAGGATGCAGCAAACAGGCATTAGGGTAGATATGTCGGAGATACGTAAACAAATAGATACGGCTAAAGAGACAGCACAGTTTGAATTAGAAGCGCTGCAAACATACTACAATAATATGGTAGGAAAATCAACCAAACCATTCAATCCCGGTAGTCCCACACAGGTTGCTAAATTGTTGTATGATGGAGCAGGGTTGAAGATAAAGAAACGAACAAAATCAGATAATCCGTCAACAGACATAGAAGCTCTACGACCATACTTAGACCATCCAGTAGTCATGTCGTTACTACGCTGGAAAGCAGCTAGTAAATCTACTAGCTCATTCTTCGGAAAATACCTATCGCTCGCATTAGCTGACCGCAATGGAGACTGGTATCTTTACCCAGAATTCCGTCAGAATCGGGCAATCACTGGCCGTATGAGCATGTCTGAGCCGAATCTGCAACAAGTATCGCACGGTAAGACGGCAGCACAGAAAGGGGCCGTACCAATTTATGCCCGCCGTCCGTTCATCCCCAGAACAGGTAAGGTGTGGCTGTGCGCGGACTACTCACAGCTTGAAGCTCGCATCTTTGCATACTTAGCGCAAGAGCCTACCATGTTGCAGGCATTCGCTGATGGCCGTGACATGCACGCTGAATGTGCTGATAAATGTTTCGGTGGACGAAGGTATTATTATTTAGGTATGCGAATACTAATGACACGTTTAGGGTTTACTGGAACAGGAAGTGACCCTAAAGCTAAGGATGTGTTAAGACAACTAGGACTACACAAGCAGAAGAAACAACGTGTTCGTAAATGGTTAATGAAGATGCTCTATGCCCGCAATTTTTCAATAGTATCTGTTGAGCGTGAATTGTTTGGAGATAGTGTAGCACGTAATAGAGCTAAGAATATCCTATTTCTTAAAACATATGGTGGTGGAGCATATCGGGCATCGAAAGAGATAGGGTGCAGCTACGATGAAGCTAAAGAATTACTCAGTGGATATGATACAGAATTTCCAAAACTAAAGGCTTACCAGCGTAATGTGATAGCATATGCAAAAGAGCATAGACATATCAATACACTGTATGGTCGAAGAATTACAGTACAGAATCCTTTTGTGTACAAGGGTAAGGTTGTTGATCCAGCGTACAAAGCTGTTGACTATTCAATTCAGTCTGTTGCAGCCGACCTGATAAAACTTGCAATGATTGATATTGATAAGTGGTGCCGTAGACGGAAAGACCTTGATATTAAGATGCTACTACAGGTTCACGATGAACTTATCATAGAGATAGCTGAGAATCATTGTAAGCCGGGAATTCTACGACGAATCAAAGATATAATGGAAGACTCTCACTTAGATGGAATGGTAGCTACACCAGTTGAGTTGTCGCTATGTCGTAAGACGTGGGCAGAAAAGGAAGACGTAGAATTAAACTAGGACCGTAACTCAATGGTTAGAGTGCCGTCCTTATAAGACGGTGGTTGCGGGTTCGAGTCCCGCCGGTCCTAATAACTATGAGAGGGGTAGACTATGGAAGACCATGAATTCTGGATGTGGGCAGACAAAGTAGTTGTTGATAACATGGGATCAATTACAGTAGGCTACTTACCAACAAAGGAAATTTGGCGAATCAGCTTGATTCCTTGTTTAGGTGAAGAAATTTATATAGAGGATAGGTTTAGGCATATAGCATACAAGCGTGCTATGTCTGCCTATAAACTACAAGTCAAGTAAACGCTCAATACTAACTTGTTTCTGGGGAGAAATGCTATGACGCGCAGAAGCCATAAAGTTCCTACGGATGCTGGAATGCAGAGAACGCCGGAAGATAACTACATTCGTAAGGCTGAATTGATTCGAGTAATTGACGGCGATACAGTTGAGTTGCGGGTAGACTTGGGGTTCCGTACATCCTATACGGGGCCGTTTCGTCTCGCCCGTATAAACGCTCCCAAGTTAGGGGATGCGGACGGTAGAGGAGTAGACGCGGCTGTAGCATTAAGTGGTCTGCTAACGTCTGAGCTATTCAGTAGCGGCACAGGAGTAAGTAAACACATTTGGATTCGGTCCCACAAGCGAGGAAAGTTCCGCTATCTGGCCGAAATATATGTCGCTATTGACGGTGGCATACGATTTGTCAGTGACGTAATGGTGTCGTTAGGTCACGCTAAGTATTGGTCCGGGTACGGACCCAAACCGGGAGAGTAACTATGGGTAATCCGAAGAATGATAACTTGCAGGTTGGACCGATTTTGTCAAGTCTTAGCTTGATAGATTGGATGGACGGTAACATACACAATATGGCGCTGCGTGTACTGCATGATACTATGGAGAAGTCTCATTGTGACCCTAGATATTGGGTACGGCGTGTTGGAGCACACGGCTTTCAGGTCGTGTATGATGGTAAATGTGTAACTACATTCACACATAACCCAGATGAAGTTAAGGCTGTTGAAGCGAAACAAGATAATTAGCTAAAGAGGAACGGAAATGAAGTCAATTCATCAGCAATATATAGAATTGTTTATGGGCGCTATGGGGCAGTATGTCCCGAACGGTCCCACTAAGATTACCCCAGAAACCGCGCGGTTACGTGCAAGACTAATTATGGAAGAAGCGCTGGAAACTATTGCAGCACTAGGGTATCGACCAGTTATAAAGAATCAGGATGTGAACTTAGTACAACGTACTAAGCCTAATTTCATCGAAGTAGTAGATGGTTGTTGTGACCTTAGTGTAGTCACAATAGGTACATTATCTGCTTTAGGTGTACATGATTTGGATGTATTGAGTGAAGTAGATGCTAACAACATTATGAAGATAGCGAATGCTACACTGAGAGACGACGGTAAGATAATTAAAGCCGCCAACCATCCAAAGCCAGACCTTGCAGGCGCTATCCGTACCCAGAACAGTACCACGTAGGAGAATACCATGTTGGTTATAGCCTGTAATGCACGTGATACTAGGATTGAACGGTGCGGAGATAACTATCTTATCACGCTTCCCGAATCATCTAAGGTAGCTATAGATTCGGTTAGGCGTAGGCCATTCATACAAGTCATTGATAGTGTCGATGTTAGTATAAGCAGTAAGGGTACTATACTATTCAATCGTAAGCTAGACAGAAAGTCGGTGAGTAATGAAGGAATCGGAACTTCCGAAAAGGATACTACCCCTAATAGATCACGGATTCGTAGCTCTAGGGATAACAGGGAGTGAAGTCTATGGCTGTTGTCCGTTCTGTGGCCGTGAAAAATTCTATGTTAATTCGGATACGGGACAATGGAACTGCAAGAGTGCTAAGTGTAACCGTAGCGGCAATATGCACACGTTCCTTGATGCTGTGGTCGATCACTACGGACCGATAGACCGCGAGAAACGGGAAAAGCTGGCAGAGCTACGGGGCATCCCCCAGAAATCATTTAAGCCCCATCGAATCGCTTGGAATGGTATAGAATATCTGATTCCCGTCCGTTCCCCGACCGGCCACATACAAGATTTAGGCCGATATTCCGGCAGCGGTAAGGTCAAGGCAACTCGCAAGGGGTTAGGGCCGGGAACAGGCTTATATAACGCTGACAAGCTGGTTGAGGCTTCACCTGATGTGCGTGTTTATGTCTGTGCTGGATTCTGGGATGTCGTGGCGCTGGAAACGATTCTACGGACGGCCGGTAAACCCGGAGTTGTAGTTGGCGTACCGGGGGAGGGCGTATTTAAGCGCGAGTGGATTGGTCTGTTCAGTGGTCGAGACGTAACGCTGTGTTATGATAACGATGAAGCTGGTGATAAAGGCATGGCAAAGGTAGGTGGTTGTACTGGGTATCCTAATATAGCAAGTAAGCTAAATGAAGGGTTACTACGTGGAGTGGCTAAACGGATACGTTATACCTGCTGGCCTATCTCACTTAGTAAATCCGTAGATATAAACGATCTATGGAAACAGGAAGGTAAAGCTGGATGGAAACTGCTAAAGCAGATGGTGGGAGACTATCATAGACGTGATATAGCGCTAACTGAGCAGAAAGGAACCAAGAAACGGAAGCGTAAGAAAGGGAAAAAGGTAGCTAGGGTAGGATTCGAGCAGATTCGTAGCGCATACGGTCAGTGGCTACGTATGACCCCAGATATGACGGCAGCGCTTCGACTTGTCTTCGCTGTTTCTGGCACTACGGTCTTACATGATGATCCTATCTGGTTGTACCTTGTTGGTCCGTCAGGCTGTGGAAAAACTGCCCTACTATCTTCGCTCCGTAACAGTGACCGTTGTGTGTATCGTAGCTCCCTTAGCAAGGCCGCATTAGTTTCTGGGATAAGAGGAACGGACCCTAGCTTGATTCCAGAGCTAGACGGGAAGTGTTTCATTACGAAGGATTTTACGGAAGTTTTGCAGACTAATGAAGCTGAACGTAGAGAGATATTAGCTGTATTGCGTGGGGTATTTGACGGCTACATCGACAAGTCATATGGAACGGGCGTCTTCCGATCCTACGAGAGTCACTTTAACTTTATTGCTGGTGTCACGCCTATTATTCATCGGTATACGGATCAAGGGGCAGCGCTAGGCGACAGGTTTCTGAAATTTGATATGGGTAAAGGTAGAGCATTAGCGCAGCCACGTCAGTTAATGGCAGCGTTAGATGGATTGGAATTGAAACAGAAACAGGATAGTGACCTAGCTGATATAGCAGAAGCGTATATAGAGCAGTTGTATGAGCTAGCTGAGAAACGTATGGCTAAGTTTGAAACTCCACGATGGCTTAAAGATAAGCTGATACTAATGGGGGAATTTATCTCTTTGATACGGACTAACGTAGAGAAAGACTATCATGGGGAGTTAGTCTACCGGCCTGAGAGTGAAATGCCTACCCGTATGGTTAAGCAGCTAGCCAAGTTAGCGGCTGGCCTATGCTTGATTGACGGTAAGGAAATGCCAGATCGGAAAATCTATTCAGAAATCCTTACTGTGGCAATGGATACGGCAACCGGGTTCCGTCGAGAAGTAGTAGAGACACTACTAAATGGACAGAAGCGCGGTATGACTGTCTCTGAAATTGAGGGCATATTGAAATTGCCAGTATCTACGCTGCGAGACAGACTACACGAACTTTACGTGCTAAGGCTTGTGGAGCGTAGAAAGAAAAAACGGAAGTCTAAGGGTAATGGGATGGAGTTAGGTCCACGTCCTGATTACTGGCGTCTATCGGGCCGATTAAGAGAATTGTGGAACGAATTACAACAAGGGGTAGAGTAATGGTACGGGGATTAAAGAGACATATAGCGTACTATATTGGGGTAGAGCAGTATAAGGCGCTGAGATATGAAGCTGCTATGAGGAATACGTCAATGCAAAAACTACTTGATAAACAAACATCGAAGTGGTTAGACGGTCTAGTTGAGAAGCATAAGGGTAAAGTGTAGGGTTTAGTGTGCTGTATGTCCGTATGGAGGGATGTGTTCCCCCCAGAATCGTCGTTTTATCTCTGTATTGTTTGGGGGTGTAAAATGATTTGGAATTGTTTGGTGGGGGGTTTGCTAAACTCGGTCTGGAACGGCCGTAATCCCCTATACTACGTATAGGGGGATTACGCCCTTTCCTTCCCGTTTGCAGATTTGATTTTAGGATTTAGTAGCTACTATTGTTCTATATAGGGAGATAACTATGTTGTGTAACTTCAATACTAGGCTATGTTATATGACTACTGATGAAGTATTCCGTTTAGGGTTTGGTGGTGTGGTTGATGGTATACGTCCCGGCGCTACACGTACTGGCATCATACCTTGTGTTGATGGTGCCGATATTCACCTTGTTAGACTCTATCATCCTATGTTTGACCATACTGATGATGGACAATTCATCGCTAACGTAATGGACAACGGGGAAACTGAGTATGTGCGTAGTAGTAGAACTTTTTATGAGTCTGATATGTCTGAGGGTTGGGAATCGTCTTGAATTTCTGGGGTAGGGTAAGTAAGCTGTGGGTGGAGCGGCCAGTATTGGAGTGTCGCCCGTTCCGCAGTCTTTACGCTGGCCGTTCTGTTTCTGGGTTGGAACGTGGGGGAGTTTTTAATGCACACTATCATCGAACAGGACATTGCGATTATTGTAGGGCTAGTTACGATTGTAGTAGCTTTAGTATCTGCTATCATAGGCATTGTTAAGGTTAAGCTAACTGTAGATCGTATCCCTAAGCAGCTACGTGAAACGCATAATGTTACAATGGATAACCAAGCACACTTATGTTCATTGAGTACAAAGGTAGACAGTTTGACTGAAGCAGTTGGAAACCATGCTAAGTCGTGCGACCATGACCGGGGGGATTTGAACAAGCTGGTAGCACAGCATTCTGTACGGATAGGATCGTTGGAAACGACCGTCTCACAGCACATGGACGACCATAAAGGCAGGGGTAAAAAATGAGAGAAAGGAACGGTATGTGCAAGGTGTTAGCTGTTGCTCTGTTGAGCTTGCTATGGTGTAAGGTAGGGGTTGCTCAGTACGTCACTGAGATACGAGCTAAGGTAGTTGGCTGTACTAGTCCGTTCGGGTGAAGTGGAGTTAGTCACGGCAATACCGTAGTTGGAATAAACTATGGTACTGCCGTTCCTATCGGTCAGATAGGTGGAAAGACGTTTCTGATTACAGCCGGGCATGTAGTGCAGTATGTAACATCCCCAGAAATAGGTGTGCGCGGTGAGTGGGCGAAGGTGAAAATCGTCGCGGTCTACACTAAAAACAACATAGACCTTGCTATAGTAAGCTATGCCGGAAAGCTGGATAGCTTTTGTCTTGCTAAGTCTGTAGCTAGATTGGGAACGGTTGTTACTCTAGCATCTATCCGCGATAAAAAGTATGCTTGGAGAGATTCGCGTATAACAGCTAACTCTACAGAACAAGCCGGTAGTCGTGGTCGATTTAAGGCTGAGTTAGTTGAAGCTGGAATAGGTGTAATCTCAGGCGAATCCGGGGGAGCAATCCTTAATAAGAGCAAACAAGTTGTGGGCATCATCGTAGCCGGTACAGACGCCAGAACGGTAGCGGTAGACTCTGTGGCTGTTCGTCGTTATGTTTCGCGGATTTTGGGTAGACTTCCCTCTTGTGGGACGCTACAATTACCGCAACGGCCGAAGATTGTGCAGCGCAAGCCGCCAGTGAAAATAGCCCCAATACCGCCGAGGGAGACCAAACAACTGCAACCGCCAACAGCGTTAAAGGAATTGCAGGCACAGCTTCAAGCTACCCAAAAGGAAGTTGTGAGGCTACAACAAGAGCTATCAGCTATGGCAGCTAGGCAAGCCAAACCCCTAAAGGTTAGGATACTCACTACTGATGGTAAGTTGGTAGATGAGAAGCAGTACAAGCCCGGAGAGACAATAGACTTGTATTTGGTTCCGCAGGGTAGCGGCAAAGGAAGGTGATTATGGAAGGTATCCCAGAAACACGACGCGGCACTAGGTACTTCGATTGTCCAGAGTGTAAGTATTCGTGGAGTCATGTATCGCGCGACGCAGCATCCCCTAGTGGAAAGAATTGCCCGAAGTGTGGAGAGTTTTGCCAGCCTACACGGTATGAGCTTGATAGTAGCATCAGTGTTGATAGGCTTGGTAATCTGATAGAAGACAATGAAGACTCTATTGTAGAGTCTACCAGTGAGGCAGGAACGGAAGATAAGGAACAGGAAAATGGCAGCGGTTGACCTGAGTGAGAATGTTGCTAACGCATTGCTGACTGACGCTATGCAGGCTGGTAAGATTGCCATGAATAATTTTATCACTGTGCAGAAGTTGGTTGACTATGATTACATGGAAGGTAAACGTGTTATCGGTTTGACTGAAGCTGTTGGTGTACGTGAAGTTGCCAGCAAGTCAGTACCGGCTGGTCCGGTTAGTCCGGGTACTGCTAATACTCAGTAGCATGTGGTTGTGGTGGCCGCTGGTCCCGGCCTAGCAGCAAGGGTTGTAGTCGTATGGGTAGAGTCGAGCGGTTTACCTACCTTACGCAAGACTCAGGGGTACTACACGACTCCCCTTGCTGTTTTTACTACATTAGGATCATAGCTGTATACTCTCGGCAGTACAGCGCGAGTTTGCATGACGTGAAACTATCAAGCTAACTAGCATGTAACAGAGTAGCAGCTATGGTCCCATTAGTCCAGTTAATGCGGGAAGGCAGGAAGCTGCAAGATAGGTTCGTAGAGGCTAATGCTAGGCTGGATTACCTACAAGTTTCCGGCGGCATAGCAGACCTTGACCCGGCGAGCGTAATCGTGGAGCGGAACGATGCAACAATCGACAGAAAACACGTTCCTGAAGTTTCTGACCCAGAAACTCGGCCTGCGAGTGATGCACGACCAGATAGTAGTAGCGGACCACAAGAAACAAAGGGACCAAGTACATAGCCTAGTAGATAAGTATAAGGAACGGCTAGGTATGAACGCATCTACTGACGGCAGCGATGACAACTTTCAAGTAGGCGACACGACATACCATATATCACAACCAGCCAAGCAGTCATTACTAAAGCCGTTGCTAGGCACCGCATTAACTGCTGGATTGTTAGGTAGTGGTATAGGCGCTGCCGCTATTCCAGCGTTGTCAGCTATGGGGTTACTAGGCAATAAGCCGCAACAACAGCAAGTAATTCCCAGAGATACTAAGCCAACACCAAAGGTTTCAAAGGCGGTTGATACGAATACGTGGGAAAGTCTCAGATTACACCAACCATAAGAAAGGGGGTGATTGCTATGTTGTGATTTCAGAAACAGCTAAATACGCCAACAGATCGGCGACATGATAGGGCTATGGCATAAGGCTGTAGCCCTATCGTATAGCTAGTACGTGAACACCAGAATGCTATAGGGCCATAGCGTCTAACTATGGTCCTAATCTACATAGGAGCGGAACTAATGAAGACTCACAAGACACCGGGACTGGTAATAGTCGCATTGCTTGCAGCGTATCTGCTTGGAGCAGCTACACATAGCACAATGCTACGCGCTGCTAATGGCATAACTGCATTTGATGATCTAGTATGCCATACGTTCACAGCTTCAAGGTATGCTGTTATTGGAGACGACAAGACGGGTGATGTAGTTGCGAAAGCAACTAGACAATACACTACTCTAGCGGTATCAAACAGGAGTGGTAAGGTCAGTTGTGGTTTCGTTGTTCAGGGTGGAGTAGCCTATCTTGGCTGGAAAGATAAAGACGGCACACATAGGCTACGAATGGACGCTCTTGACAAACTGAGCAAAAGACCGTAGTATTGTGGCGTTATGCCTACGCTACCAAAGACAACTCGCAAAGACGACTACTACACTGGTAGGCGCGCCAACCTATCCAAGCGTGAAGTTCATTCCGCGCTAGAGAAATCAAGGGGGCGCGTCTATCTTGCCTCCCAGATGCTCGAATGCCATCCAAACGCGATCTACCGTTACATGCAACGGTATCCAGAGACTAAAGCGTTCTGCGAGGAAATTCGAGAACGAGCTATTGAAGTCGTTGAAGATAAACTATTTGAAGCGGCTGAAGATGGTAAAGCGTGGGCAGTTCAATTTTTCCTGAAATGCCAAGCTAAGCATAGAGGCTACGTCGAACGGCAAGAGCATAACGTGACAGCCGATATAGCTGCTACGCTCACTGTTGAGACTGTGAGGGAGGCATTAAGTGAGCTTAGGAATCTTGGGGCAAGTCAAGCCCTCAGAATTGCTAAAGGCAATGGCGAGTCCGGGTAGTTTCGCTGAGACTGTCAGCGACTACTGGATAATGGCTAAACACCTAGACGCTATCAATACTGAGCTTACTACGCTAATACTTGACCGTGATAGGCTTGACTACCGCATACTGGTCATAGAAGCCCCTCCACGACACGGCAAGAGTGATTTCATTTCTAAGCACCTACCAGTCTGGTATCTGCTTCACTATCCCCAGAATAGAGCAATTCTTGCCAGTTATGAAGCTAACTATGCGCGTAGTTGGGGGCGTAAGGCAAGAGACCTATTTTCTGAAGTTGCACCGATAGTAGGTCTCTCAGTTAGTGCTGACGTAGCTGCAAGTTATGATTGGGAAATATCTGGGATACCTAATGCCGGTGGAATGTTGTGTGCTGGTGTAGGTGGTCCGATTACAGGACGTGGGGCTAACTTGTTAATTGTAGATGATTACTTCAAGAACTCAGAACAAGCTATCTCAGCTACAGTACGAGATAGTATTTGGGAATGGTGGCAGTCTACGGCGTACACACGATTAGAGCCTGACGGCGTAGTAGTTATCATAGCTACACGCTGGCATCCCGATGGATTGATCGGTCGAATAGGTGAGTCGTTCAACGGCGAGAAAATCAAGGTTGTCAGTCTACCAGCCGTAAGCAGAGGAAAGGACACTGACTATCTTCATAGACCCAGAGGCCGGGTATTGTGGCCGAAGCGCTGGCCTGCAACTAAGCTAAAGGCAATTAAGAATAGCATAGATACCTATTGGTGGAATTCACTATATCAACAGTCGCCTACAGGCTATGGAGTAGCTGAATGGCCGGTAGCATACTTTCAGGATATATACGCTAACGTACTACCCTTAGCTTATGATGCTAAGGTGTTAGCCGTAGACCCATCTAAAGGAAAGGTAACTGGCGACTACTGCTCTGCAATTTCCTCTTGCCTTTGTGGTGGTAAGGTATATATAGATGGGTTTGTTGAACGCTTACCTGTTGAGGAATTGGTGGACCGCGTACTTGACCTGCATGTAAAATATGGGTTTGACGTGATTGGGGTTGAAGCTAATGCGTTTCAAGATTTGTTAGCTCCCATGTTTGCGCATCGTGCAAGACAGAGACATTTAGGTGTAGTGCCTATTACGATGATTCACAACACAACGAACAAAGAGTTACGAATACGAAGGATAGGGCCATACTTAGCTAGTTCACTACTACGATTCTCCCCTTCTCCGGGCATGGAATTGTTAGTAAAACAGCTACGAGAATATCCAAACGCACAACATGATGATGGACCAGACGCGCTAGAAATGGCACTACGCCTACTGAACTGGTTGACGAAACAGAGACTACTAACAGACGAAGACGTACCGGTGATGCTATGACACGCGAAGACGACATACTTAAAGATATAGGCCGAACTAAGCGAACTATCTTGTTCGTAGTTAGATGGCTTACCGCAATAGCTAAGGGACTAGCTACTGTGATAGCTTTTGTAACGCGCAAAGGGAAAGCAAAGGATACTACACATAATGGAAAACTCTAAAGACCTACAAGAGCAGCTAACAGTTGATAAGTTGAAACTTCAACTACAGATGCTTGAAGCGCAGAAACAACAAATACAAGCGGCCGGTCTATTAGAAACAACCGGATGGGGACAACGTGTTCCCCAGAGTGAGTATCCGTGGAACGATTCATACAAAGACTTTGGGCTTGGTGCGCCGTCTACTGGTATTGTCACGCGAGTAGATGATAGGACAGACCGTAAATATCTACCAGTTTATCGTACTGAATACGACTTGCGTAGAATGCGAGCACGTCATAGGTCTCTCTTTCATTTTGTTTCTGTGATTAGTGGTCTGTCTGATACACTGGTGAACTACATAGTAGGTGAAGGATTCACTGTTGAGATAACACCTAGCAAGCAATTTGAGAGTGACCCGGAAGCTAGGCGTATATCCAATACGCTACAACTATTAGTTGACGACTTTCTTGAATCCATTGATTTCAACGGTGGGTTGGATAACGACATAGTAAACAGCACTATCACAGATGGAGAAGTGTTTTTAGCTATGTATCCAGACTCTACTGGTAAGCGTGGCGGCTTTCCATCAGTACGTAAGATAGAGCCTGATGAAGTTACAGAGCCGCAAAACCCGCTACCGATTGAGCGATGGCTTGGTACGCTTGACCAATTCGAGAGCTTTTGGGATTTCGGCGTACACACTAGATTCTGCCCAGAGCTAAAGCGGAATGACGTAGAAAATCCGCTAGGCTATCATGTAGTCTTTAATGACGGCGGAACTGAGTGGGATTACATCCCAGAAGATCGAATGATTCATGTTAAGCGTAATGTCACGCGCAGAGCTAAGCGCGGAGTGAGCGATATATTAGCAGTCGAAGTTGAAGTTGATAAGACTGCTAAATTACGCGAGCGTACTGCTGATGGGGCAATTGCACAAGCTGCTATTGCGTTTATTCGCCAGTGGAACGCTACTAAGTCTGACGTTGAGTCTTTAGTTAGTGAGCAGTTTGGTATTGATGTACAACGGCCTAAAGACAGAGGCCTATCAACTAAGCGGGCTGTAGCGTTGGACCGGACAAGAATCATTGATATTCCGCAGGGAGCACAATATCAGGCTGGTCCGCTTGGTACACTACGTAGTCCGGTGTTTGTTGAAGTTGCTCAGTTTCTTTTGCGGCTTGCGGCTGTTCGTTGGGCAATGCCGGAGTTTCTTATTAGTGGTGATGCGAGCAATAATAATTTTGCATCTACACTAGTTACTGAGTCGCCATTTGTAAAAGCACGTGAGCGGGATCAGCGATTCTTTAGTAAGCCAATTAAGGAACTCATTGAAAAGTTTATACGCATCTACCATAGTACGCATAGGTTTGATCGTGTGGCTACTGAATGGAATGTGTTTCGGCGATTGTTCAATATAGTAATTACGCCAAGCGAAGTAGCTACAAGGGATAAGCAAGCGGCAGCACAGTATAATAAAGTGTTGAATGATAGTGGAATCAAAAGTAAGAGAACGTGGGCATCTGAGGAAGGGCTTGACTACGATGCTGAACAAGAAAATATACAGTCAGAACCGCAACAGGCATCGTCTATGCCGGGCTTTGGTGGTAGCTCACAAAGCCCTTTCCCTGAGAGTGTGATAGCAGGTATTGAAGCTATCCGCTACCATAATTCCAGTGTAGGATTGTCCGAAGGAACGTCTGGTTGTGGTACTGGCAAAGGGGGATTTGGTAACGATAATACTTGTGCTGTTGGGCATGGCAGTAATAAGAAAGACCTATTGGGTAGAGACGAGACTGATGTAACGCTGTCTGGTAAACCTGAGATAGAATTAAGATCAGAAAATGAGGATTATAAAAGAGCATCTAAAGTATTACTCGGCAAAGAAATATCGTCAGAAGACATAGCTAATCTTGTAGGTGCGCCTGATACAAGCATTGCTCATGTGACGGCAGGGTTTGCAAGTCTTGATAAGAACCAAGAAATAAGAACTTACTACCGCGATCAGTCTTTAGGGATACGGGCGTCTAGGACAATAAGTTTAGACGAATTTGGACATCCTATAATTAGAAATGAGGAGTTTATAATTTCACCGAGTAAGGAAGGTAAGGGTATTGGTACTAGAGTCTTTGCTAATGAAGTTGCTGAAGCATCTAAAGCAGGAATATCTAGTATACGTACAAATGCAGCACGAAATAGCGACCTGAATGGGTATTATACATGGCCGCGACTAGGCTACGACGGTGAGTTGCCAGAGTCTACACAGACAAAAGTACGCGATGCAGTATTCACAGGAAAACTCCCGCATAGTCCTACACTGGATAGGGATGGAAACATCCATGTATCAGATTTAATGAAAACAGAGAAAGGTAGGAAGTGGTGGAAGGAAAATGGACATGGGTTAAATGTAGAGTTTGATCTTTCTAAAGGTTCACAATCGCGCAGAGTGTTACGCAAGTATCTTCAAAAGCGTTTTGGAGATACTATGGGAGTCACTGAATCTCAGACTCCCGCAGGCGTCCCACAAGACCCGCAAGACCCGCAGCAAAGGCTGGAATACCCCGATACCCTTACCCCAGAGGAAGATTCGATTCTCGCGTCTGTCTGGGATGAAATAGCGGCTGAAGATGGCGCTATCCAAGAGGGTACTACAGGCTGTGGTACTGGCAAAGGGGGATTTGGCACAGGCAATACTTGTGCTGTTGGGCATGGGGGGCCGAAGACTAAGGTATCGCCAGAGGAGGAAGCGCGTCTTAAAGCGTTACCGACAGACGAGAAGCTGAACATCATAACCGGCAACGCTGCTAAGAGGGCGGTACTTCTACGTAACCGGTTGATTGAGAAACATGGCTTTACCTATCAACCATTGAGCGATACAGAGCCGGATAGAGGGTTTGTAGTTAGTATCTTTCCGCAAGATAGTTTGGTGTTAGAGGGGCAAAGCGCTACGCCTAAGATAATCAAGGATTACATTGTTGACCATGCTAGACGGTTTACCAATACTAAGATTAAGGTTGGTGGTTGGTACAGTACAGACGATGATAAGACATTCCTTGATGTGAACGTGGTATTAAAGGATAAAGCTAAGGCAATTCGTCTAGGTAAGAAACACGATCAAATTTCTATCTTCGATTTACTCACTGGTGAGACTATCTTTATTGGTGGTACTGGCGGAGTACGTGAGAGTGATAATCGCGGTACACCGATCAAATTTACTATGCTCACGATTGATCCTAGTACAATGTCTGAAGCTGAAATTGAGACCGCAGCGGAGAAACTCGCGAAGCAATTGAACACGTTCCGTACAGAAGGGCAGGCAGCATAGTATGGCTTTTAGTGTTCCATTAGTGTTTGGTTTACGTTTATCTCTACGAACTGCAATAGAGATACGCGCAGCTAGATTACTAAAGCACGCATTTTCTCACTATAAACAATTGCTTGTTCGCGCTACTAAGCCTGAAGATATAGCTGGTGCATGGGACCATATGGAGTCAGAAGTAGCCGAAGCTTTATTTGTTTTCGGAGAGTCAATGTTTTTAGCTGTAGTAAGGCAGGCTAATGCTGATATGCTGGAAGGGGGTATAGAAGCTGCTATAGTAGCCCATGAGATAGCTAAGTTTGCAGCTAAAAGAATAGTTGAGCATACTAAGAGAGTGGTAGGTAATTCTCTTACACTTAATGAGTCTCTATTTCGTAGGCTTGAACAGCTTTTAGAGGACCTGTTTGGTGATAGCCGTGTTCGTAGAATCATAACAACAACAGGTACTAAGATAGAGACTAGGGCTATTGAGTTTATTGCTGAAGATAAAGAAGTTGATGAAGCTGGTACGCGGGATAGAATCAAGGTTACTAAGCTTCAACGAGCTAAGGATGGGACTATAAAAGCAGTCAATGGAAAACGTATAAAGGCAGGTAGTACGCTTGGTGGTGTGGTAGCAGATATTGACATAAAAAATGGACTAGCTAAGGCGCTTGGAAAACGTCCTAAGTTCAATAAAGATGGTAGTTTACCGGCTAGTGAATTAGTAGAACCGTCAACAGTAGAGGGACATGAAGGTAGGAAGTTCAAAATGATATGGCGGTTAAATCCGTTATGTAATCACTGTAGTTTCTGTCCATTGATTGCTGGAACAGATTCACTTTTCTACAAAAGATTTGTCGAAGGTCCGCCCGCACACGTAAATTGCTGTTGCAATGTCGAAATAGTATCTGTAGACTTCCCAGAGAAGACACGACCGCAAGTAGTTTTGGTATTACAGGCAGCAAGAGAAATTGGGTTGATTTAATCATGCCGTTTGCTGGATTCGCTAACTTTGCAGCATGTATCGCAGATCAGCGGAGCAAAGGTAAAGACCTAGACTCTGCTAAGAAAATCTGTGGTAAACTACAAGCGAAAGAGGGGTTTGATTCAATAGCTACTCCAGAAAGTTTGTCTGATACGGTAACACTACAAGAGTCTACTCTATCTAGTAGGGTGGACGAAGACGCTGGTGTAATCCGTAATGTCAAGATTCTAGGCTTGACAAGTAAGAATGGTCGTATCTATTCTGTTGATGCGATCAGAGAAGCACAGCATTTGTACGATGGTGTGAAGGTCTACATAGATCATCCAGTCGGGAGAGCCGACAGACCATACGTTTCTGGGTTTGGTGAGATTCGTAATCCGAGTGTCAAAGAAAGTTCTGGTCTGTATGGAGACCTGTATTACAACACAAGGCATCCACAAGCTAATCAAATTGCTGAGGATGCTAGACGGTTTCCAACAAACTTTGGCTTATCGCATAACGCTGAAGGAACTGTAGCAAGGAAAGGTGGTAAGCTAGTAGTGGACAAGATAAACTATGTTGAATCAGTTGACATAGTAGGGCGTCCAGCAACTAACAAAAGTCTGTTCGAGTCTTATACAGGGAGTGAGTCAGTGAAAAAATCAGTTGATCGAATTGTGAAAGACGTTCCTAGCAATACGCCGGGGTTGGTTGGATTGCTCGAACAGATGGAAGACGGAACTCTCGCGCCGACTGATATTGTGGACATGCCCGCGCCGGATAGTCCGAGTGAACCGGTTGATCCACAAGAACAGGTCAAGGCGGCAATTAAGGCGGCAATCATTGCAGCCTTTGAAGACCCGACTTTGGACATTCAGGGTACGCTTGCGCAAATCAAGAAAATCCTGAAAGCTCACGAAGATATTGTTGGTCCTGTTGGTCCTGATGCGTCTCCAAAATCTAATAAAACTCCCGCAGATACTGCTGGAGATACTGGACCAGAGACTCCCGCAGAAGACAAAGAGAAAGACAAGACGATTGAGAGTTTGCAGCGTAAGGTTAGAGCGCTGGAAATTCTTGAATCGGTCAAGGTGCCGAGTAGTTCAGTTAAGGTCAAGGCACTAATCGCGCTTGATACTGAGCGGGAAATGCGGCAACTTGCAGAAAGTTGGTCGGGTGGCAGTATTGGTAGTGGTCGGCCTGCACAGTCCGCAGCGGCATATGGTCGTGGTGGAAGTTTTGACGCGCAAGTTGCCGGAGAAAACGGGTTTGCTAAAGCTGTTACAGGAAGGTAATAGCAGCGCACACACACACACACACACATACGCACATAGAGGGAGAGTGAGTGATGCTTTCATTGATGCAGGCAAGCGACCGCTTCGCTAAGTTGCTTGGTAACTATGAATTCATTGACGATTTTGACGGTGAATTTGTTGCTGAGGATTGGGCCGCAGTAGGTGATGCTACAGCCGCGCCTGTAGCGGGAGACGCTGCAAACGGTACTCTTGTTATTACGGCAGCGGCAGCAACGCCAGCCGATAATAATGAGGAGTACATTCACCGACCGAATGAGAACTTGTTGTTTGCGTCTACGCGGGAAATCATCGCGCTCTTTCGTTTACAGTACGCTGAAGCTGCAACAAACGCTGCTAACATCATAGTCGGAATGATGGACGCAGTTGGAGCTAATGCGCTTCAGGATAACGGCGCAGGTCCGAAAGCAAGCTACAGTGGTATGGTGCTGTACAAGGTTGACGGTGGGACTAACTGGATTTTCGAGACTTCCATTGGTAGCTCGCAGACAACCACTACAAGTGAAAAGACTGCTGGCGGTAGTGGATTTGTTACGATTGGATTGATTGCTCGCGGGTTGTCGTCTACTAAAGTTGAATGCATACCATTGCTTGACGACTCTGGCGGATTCAACATGAAACAATTACGCGATGCTAACGGCAACCTTATCAAGCACACGCTTGACCCAAGTTCTGCTACAGAAATGGAATTGATGGCAGGGCTTAAAATGGGTTCGTCTACAGCCGAAACTCTAACGCTTGACCTTGCTGCATGTGGGCAGTCTAGGTAATAGTAGTAACAACTGACAGCTAACAATCAACAAATGTGAACGGGATAGGGAGAGAGTACAGTGTGGCGCAATCTTAGAGAAGCTCAGGCGAGTCGGCGACTGTATGAAGCTGCACAAGCTGACGGAACACCGAACCGATTCTTTGCAGAGCTTGCAACAGCGCTGCAAGAGGGACAGCTTGACCGGTCAAGATTCTCAATCCGTAATACCTTTCGACAATTCGTCGAAGACGGCAACGAGATGATCGAATCTTTCTCTCCCAGAAATCAAGCTGACGGAATGCGATTGCTTGAAGCTGGTGGAGCAGTTGATACTACCGCATTCAGCAACATTACGGGACAGTTTGTTTACTCAACTGTGCTCGAACAATTCCAGTCGCCTACGTTTATTGCTGGTGATTTGGCGCGTACTGTACCAACCGAATTCAATGGGGAGAAGATTCCCGGTGTTGGCGGGCTTGGTGATGCTACTAAGCCTATTGGAGAGGGCGAGGATTACCCGACTGCTGGCGTTGGCGAGGAGTGGATTGAAACGCCTGAAACTGATAAGCATGGCGTTATTGTGCCGGTTACGAAGTAAGCTATTTTCTTCGACCGCACAAGTCTTGTGCTTGATCGTGCTGGTAAGGTTGCAGAAGCGCTTGCTATCCGCAAAGAGAAACGTGTACTGGATGTAGCGCTTGGTATCACTACTAGCTACGTCAGAAACGGTGCTACTGCACAAGCAACATACGGTAATACGCACACCGAAGGAGACTTCGATAACCTTGTTGCTTCTAATGCGTTAGTGGATTACACTGACGTTGAAACGGCATTACTCGCGTTTGATTCGATTACCGATCCGAATACGGGTGAGCCGGTTCTGATTAGTGTTGCTGATGTGGTTGTGCCGAGTGGTTTGCTATTCACAGCCGCGCGAGTCTTTGAAGCAACTGGAATTGAACAAGGAACTATTTCCGCATCTGCGCCGCGCACCATTGGCGGTAATCCGTTAGTTAGTCCGGCTGTGAAACGTGGTAATTCCTTTTCGATTACTACTAATCAGTACGTCGCCAACCGAACGGGTAATCAGACTACGTGGTTTATTGGCGATTTCAAAGCTGCATTTCAATACCGTGAAAACTGGCCGGTCAGCGTAGTTCAAGCGCCGGAAAATAGTCACGACGATTTTCACCGCGATATTGTATCGCAGTTCAAAGTCTCAGAACGTGGTACTCCGGCAGTCATTGAGCCGAGAAAGGTCGTTAAGTGTACTGCCTGATATAATAGGTAGTCGCTAGCATGGAACGGGGATTTCATCGGACAATAGGGAGAGAGACATGGCAAAGAGGAACAAGAACGGGCACAAACACAAAGACAAGCCTAAAACTGAATCGTCTTCCCCAGAAGACAATCAACCAGACTTGCCAGATGGGATTGAGCCAATTAACGATAGTACAGCGGTAACTGCTGTACTTGAATTGCCAGCTAAGTCTGAGCCTGAGCCTGTTGTGCATGCTAAGGCGTACATGGTCTACCCTGTAGGATCAGCGGCACAACAGGCTGGATTAGAGCCAGCACGTATTGACTACGCCTGTGATGCAAGCGAAGCTATCCGACAGTATGCGGCCGAGCATGTGGGTAGTGGGCTTTCAGCGCAACGGAGAGTAAGTGATTTCACTTACCGTGCTGTTGAAGTGCTGGATCGTAGGCCACGTACTTCTGAAGGTGCGTTACTTGCACAACTTCCTCCAAAGGAAGCGCAAGCAGTCATTGATAATAAGGAAGTATGTTACTTCAAGGACGGGTTGTTATGTCGTTGGCCGAAGGGTAAGCAAGTCAAAATCTGATGGCTACATACTACGATAATCTGCGCACTAGGCGCACAGCAATAGCCGCAGAACTTGCGGCTATTGACACAACTAAGGCAGGTGGAAAACCTAATGCCTCTGGTGTGGGGGAATCTGTAGATCATGTGGGGTACAAGACAGCGTTATACGCTGAGCTTGAATCAATCAACAAGGAATTGGCAAACGAACCATACGAGATAGAGACGGAAATTCTGTAGTGAAATGGCGCTTGACCTTACAGCATTGTACGCTAATGATTATCTCAGGTGGGATAATGTTAAGCAGCTTACAGTAACTACAGATAGGCATACTAACGAAGGGGGAGACAAATCAGACATAGTAGGCTACTGCAAGCCTGCAACACTACAGCAATCATTAAGGGCGTTTGGTAGCATTCAAGTGTCTGGGGAAGAAATTTCTTGGATAATACCGGACGCCCTTTTGTTAAATATAGGTAGTCAAGGGTTGCGTAGTGGGGATAAGCTAACAGATTTATCGGTTACTCCGAACATCGTTTACACGATACTTAGAGCGCAGCGGGTGAATTTTGATACAGCTTGGTTGTTAATGACTATCAAGAGAAAATAGCTATGGCGCTCACTTCACTAATCGGACAACTACTTCTGGATGTTCAATCCCAGATACAAGCGCTAGCGCTTACTGGTCTGGATTCTGCAAACGTAGTAGTGTTGCCGATACCTATGGACGATAGCTATAAGTTAGTCCCGTCACTTCCAGCCGTTGTAGTATGCCCATTTGGAATTGAGACAATTAGTGACGGAACTACTCTTAGTGATGACATAGGATACCCGATTCTGGTAGGTATTCTACAGAAGTCAAGTGTAGTAGAGGAAGCTGCTGACCCTGTTGCTGAGTTAGACAAATATCTATTTTGGCGCGAAGCTATGATAGATGACCAAATACATAACCGTGCTTCAACTAACTTAGCACCTAATACGCTTATCAATAAGCAGCTAGAACTCAATTCAATTGTGAATCTTGAATCCTACCTACAAGCTGATATGTTTATTAGTAGTTTCGTTGTTCGCTGCACGGTTCATATAGCTCGACGGACATAGCTATGGGAGCGCTAACTAATGATTTAGGCACACAGATAGTTGATGGACTCAACATAGTAGTGAAGCAACTTAGAAATGATGTGCAATCATTACAGTTTCGTGAGACATTATTATCTTTGTTGCCGACAATTCAACGGGATCACCAAACACGATTCGATAATCGAACAAGCCCAACCGGGGAGGCGTGGGAACCGTGGCATTGGACAAAGATGACCAAACAAGGGCCGTTAGAGCATCCTACGCTCGAATATAGCAAACGACTCAGAAGTAGTTTGCGCATTGGTGGGCGAGATAATGTATCGGACATAACAGTTGACGGAACTAAGACAACGCTAACATGGGGTACGGCAGTTCCGTATGCGAGGATTCATAACTTTGGAGCGCGTATAAGATTAGGCATTCCGTTAGTTAGTCGGGATGGAAAAGGATACCTACCGATAGGGACAATCATACACATTCCCCAGAGAGAGTTTATTGGGTTGTCAGA